GTAAAATTGTTCTTTTAAACACTTTTGTAATTCCATTAACTACCGTTTCTCTTTTTGTTACTGTGTAATTTAAAATTTTACCATTTGCGTCAAAATTAGGTACTTTAGTTCTATTTGGAAACCCTTCGTTATTGAACGGTGATGAAAAATCAATATCATAAACAGTTTCAAAAACTTGCCCTGCACCAACACATTGCGATCCTCTCCTTAATATACCACAATATCTAATATCTTCTTTATCACCAAATGCCGGAACAATAATTGAAAAATCAACCAATGCCACTGATGGTCTTTGACCTGGTATTTTTAACCCGTATGTTCTTGCTATGTTATAGATAGATGATCTTTGCTGAGCATATTGGAGAACGGTCTCTTGAATACTTCTGTCTATTTGAAATTGTAGGTTATCTGAAATGGCCGCATTTAAATCAAGTAACACAGAGAAAACTGAAGCATCATTAACATTGGATAATAAATCAGGATAATATGTTTTGACAAAATTTATTAATTCTGTCCTGATTGATTGGAAATCTCTTGTTGTGTATGATATTTTTTTATTTGCCATACTATTAAATATTAATTATTATGAAATTACTTGATTGAAATACGTTTGTGGTTATTACATAATCTAGTTTAACTCTTGCTGTGTGTTCTTTTGTTCCTGCACCAGGTAATCTATATACCCTATCGTCACCACTTGCAACCCTTATTTCTTCGGTTTCTTCTGTTGAAGCGTCGTATACAGTTATTGAGGTTACTTTTAAATTTGGTATATATCTTTTTATTGATTCCCTGATTTCAGATTCTATTTCTGAAAAACTTGTCCCATCCATAGGTTCAAAAATGTATTCCAACAATCTTGTACCAAAATCAGGTAAAAAATATCTTGTTCCTTTTCTTGTTAATAATAAATGAATGAGGTCTGTTCTAATTTCTTCTTCAATCGTATCAGATAAATCCAAATATTTACCATTGAATGAGTCCCGAAATGGGAAATTTATACCATATGTAACTCCATTTGCCATATGTTATAAATATATGGTTTTAAATTTTCTGCTCTGTTATGTCATAATAATAACTATCAGTATCTTCTGATACCCACTTATCCGAAATTGTTTCAACCGAGGGTAATTGATGATCAACCTTTATATCTTTTAAATCCATCGGAAAATCTTTTGTTATCCAATTTGAGTCCTTCCAAAAAATTCTATTGTTAGGTTGGCAAAGTAAATACCCATCATCTGCGACCAAGATATGACCACATTTATAATCTGATGGTTCATCTGAATACGAATTTTTAAACCAATCAACTGTCATTAAATATGTAGCCCAAACTTTATCACCATTTCTTAAAACAACTTGACATCTTTTTTCGTGTAAGTGGTCATACACTATAACTGAAACATTTTCCGAAAAACAATCCCATAATTGTTTAAAATGAAAAGGTATATCTTTTTTTGGTTCTTTCAAAAAAATTTCAGAAATAGGGACTCTTGACCTTAACATTCCATAATCGGTCATAATATGAAATGTTAATATTTTTCCTGAGATAGATTGTATCGCGAATGCATATGCGTTATGAAATATATTTGAATCTTTTTCATTTTTAGTAAAGTGTGAAACCCTTACCAAACATTTAAAAAAATTAATGTTGTGATTCAAAACATTCATAACTAAATTATTTTTATGATGAACATCCGAAACAATCAACTAAACTATTTTCAGGTTTAGGAGGTAAATTCATTTTACTATAATCAATTTCAGGTAAAGGTTGCGGTTTCACTTCTTGACTTATATCTACAGCCAAATGCTTTGCTCCTGTTGAGATAGCCTTTGTTCTTACATAATAACAAAGTGTTTTTAGTCCGTTTTCCCAAGCCCTAAAGTGAGATGATGTGATTTTAGATACCGTAGGATTTGATAAATATATGTTCATAGATTGTGATTGGTCAATAAATGGAGCTCTATCGGTTGCCATATCAATCAAATCTTTTTGAGATATCTCCCAAATCGTTTTGTATTTCTTTAAAAGATGTTCAATTCTTTTGACTTTTTTGTTGTAATTTTTATCCTCAACATCTAAATATTTGTTGAAATTAATTGATTGAACTGATCCTTCATTGATGATAATTTCATTTTTTATTTGTTCATTCCACAGACCAATTTTTTCAAAATCATTGATTAAATACTTATTGACAATCATAATTTCACCACCAACAACTCTACGATTAAACAAAGCAGAATGTGCTGGTTCTGTCATTTCATAAGATCCTGTGATTTTTGCAGATGACGCTACTGGCATTTGAGCTGTTGTAAGTGAATTACACACACCCCAAAACTCAACCTCTTTTTTTAACGTATTCCAATCCCACATTCCCGATAAATCATTTTCACTTAATCCCCACATATTAAATTGAAACACTCCTTGTGAGATTGGTGATCCTTTAAAGAAGTCGTATGGTTTATAAATCGCTCTCCTACATAAATCATTTGATTCATATATAGCCCCATAATATATGGTTTCAAAAATTTGTTTATTTAATTTTCTTGCTTCTTCTGACGTGAATTCATAATCCAATAAATAAAACACATCGGCCAAACCTTGAGTTCCAATTCCAATTGCTCTCTGCTCTAAACCACCTTTTCTACCCTTTTCAGTAGAATAAAAATTAATATCAATCACTTTATTTAAAGCTCTGACAATTTTTCTAGTTTGTTCAAATAACTTTTGAAAGTTGAACTTGCCATCCTCAATAAAATTCTTTAGAATTAGAGATGATAAGGTACATATAGCGGTTGTTTGTTCGTCTGTATATTGATAAATTTCATTACACAGATTTGATTGTTTTATTACACCAATGTTTTGATGGTTGGTTTTTTTGTTTGCGTTATCTTTAGAACATAAATAAGGAACACCTGTTTCAATTTGAGATTCAATTATTTTATACCAAAGTTCTTGAGCACTTACTTTTTTTCCTAAACCTAAGCTAACCGCCTTATTGTAATTTTGTTCGTATTCTTCACCATAACATTCTTGCAAAGGTTTGATACCCGCTTTTAATATGTCATCAGGACAGAAAAGATACCAAGGTGAGTTTTCTTTAACCGCCCTCATAAAATTATCAGGTAACCACAAAGAAGTAAAAAGATCTCTCGCCCTTAACTCCTCAGGACCTGTATTTTTTTTAATATCCAAAAGGTCAAAAATATCTTTGTGCCAAGGTTCAATATAAATGGCCGCGCTACCTGGTCTTCTGCCTTGTTGATTGAAAAATCTTAACGATTCATTGACAATTTTAAGATACTTCAAAAGTCCGCCAGCAAATCCACCTGATGATGAAATTCTTGTATCCTTTGATCTGATATTACTCATACATAGACCGATACCAGCAGCGTCAGATGAATAAGTTGAGATGTCTTTTAGTGTATCCAAAAGTCCTTTTCTTGAATCATCATTATTATAGTGCAAAACGCAAGACGCTAACTGAGGAACCTTAGTTCCTGCGTTAATCATAATAGGAGTTGCCGGTGAAATTAATTGATTTGACAAGGAATAATAATATTCAATAGCCTCCTCAAAGGAATTTGTAACCCAAAGCGCAACTCTCATATACATGTGTTGTGGCCTTTCAATTGACTTTCCGCTTGAATTTTTTGTTAGATACATTTCTTGTAAAGATCTCCACGCAAAATAATCAAAGTTATAATCAAGTTCGTGATTGATTACTTGGTCAATTTTTTCTCTACCATAAATTTTAATAGTTAAAATCAAATCATCATTGATAATCCCTTCCTTATTTAAGGTCTCCATTACTTCTGAAAAACTTGGATTGGTTTCCTTATGATAAGCAGATATTGCAACTGTTGCTGCCAACCTACTGTAATCATAGTGACTACCAGTATATGATGCAGATATCTCATATATCAACTTATCCAAATCTTTTGTTGTAATTTTTCCTTCAGTTGGAACTGATGTGATTACCTTAATGAATATTTCATCTGAATTAACATTCAGAGATTTAGCAGCTTTTTTTATTCTGTTATATATTTTGGTTGGATTGAAAGCAACTTCTTCTCCACCTTTTTTAATTATTGTAAGTGACATAGGTTTAAAATTTTAAATTTTAGAAATCTTCATCAAACGAAATTGCTTCGTTCAATTTTGCTTTTTGGTATTCAATTGTTCTACTTTCAAAGAAATTACCTTTGGTTTCAACTGCGATTTGCTCCATAAATTTAAATGGTTGCTCCACATTGAATTGTTTTTGGCAACCGAATTTAACCAAAAGTCCATCAACAACAAACTCCAAGTATTGTTTCATTAGGTTTTGGTTCATACCAATTAATGAAACTGGTAATGATTCGGTAATAAATTCTTTTTCAATTTCAAGTGCCGACAACAAAATTTCTTTAATTCTTTTTTCTGAAATTTTATTTTCCAAATGATTATTGAATAGATGTATTGCAAAATCACAATGTAAATTTTCATCTTTAAAAATCAAGGCATTTGCGTTACATAATCCTTGCATTATTCCTCGTGATTTTAACCAAAAAATGGAACAGAATGAACCTGAAAAGAAAATACCCTCAACCGCTGCGAACGCTACCAATCTTTCTTGAAAAGATGCGTTGTTTATCCAATTAAGAGCCCAATTGGCCTTCTTTTGAACTGCGGGGAGATGTTCAATCGCCCGGAAACATTCCAATTTTTCATTTGGATCTTTAATATATGTATCAATCAATAATGAATACATTAAAGAATGGATATTTTCCATTGCCAACTGAATACCATAGAAAAATTTAGCTTCGGGGTATTGTACTTCCCTATAAAAGTTTTCTGCCAAGTTTTCATTGACAATTCCGTCAGAAGCCGCAAAAAATGATAATACATTTTTAACGAAAAACTTTTCGTTATCAGACAACATTTCCCAATCTCTGATATCACCACTCAAATCAACTTCTTCAGCAGTCCAAAATGCGGCTTGATGTTTTTTATAAAATTCCCATATATCGTGATACTCGATGGGAAATATAACAAAACGGTTGGGGTTTTCTTTTAAAATTTGTTCCATAATTAATTTAATTTTTGATCTTTTTCTTTTCTTTTATCCATCAATTCTTTCATTCTTTTACGACGTTCTTCCTCTTTGTTTTCTTCATGACCCAAGAATGTTGTAGATGATTCAACATCTATTTCAAGCATCGCATTGTCAAATTTACAATTTTCAAAGATTATACCATCATCTCCGATACGAGATTTTGTAATGGCGATTGTTGCCAATTTCATTTCCTTTTGTTGTAATGTCTTAGCAACTGATATAATAACGTGACCAACTTGAGCTTTCTTAATAGAACCCCCCATTTGATCTGTGGTAACAACCTCTGAGGAAATTGAACTACGATTACCTTGAGTTGCGGTCCATCCGGCCAAACTTAATTCGTGACACATCGCTTCAAATCCTCTCATAACCGAACCTTCACTTTTCCATTCATCTTCTAACTGCCTATCAGGTAAAACACAATCAATATAATCAAGTAAAACCATATCAATTTGCTGACCATCGGCAATTAATTTTCTTATTGAATTTTTAATCTGGTTCATAGACAAGGTATCTGATGCATATTTTTGTAAAATTAGTTTATTTTTCATTGATCCTTCAACTTCTTTTACTTTATGTATCACTTCATCCTTTTTTACGGTCAAATCGTCAGGGTGGATTCCTGTCCATAATACGATGTGTTTTCTTTGAATTATCTTTGGGTTATCCTCAAAAAATATTTGAAGTACATTATAACCCAAATTAAATGCGTGATTTGCTATCTTAGTGAGTAGGGTACTTTTTCCAACACCTGTCGGGGCGAGTATAACACCAATCTCACCTTTAGCCAATCCACCTTTTAATAACCTATCAATACCTGGAACACCCATAGGGATTGGATGTCTATAATCCTCGTTTAAAACATCGTCCAGGTTTGAGAAAACATCCATAAGTGAAATTTCTCTTTCTCCGACTTGTAACGCATTTTTAAATAATTCCTCAATTGTGTCATAACTTTCAAACTCACCACCATCAATGATTTTCTGAGCCTTTGTCATGGCTTTTGAAACTTCTTGTTGCTTACAAAATTTCAAAGCCTTTTCTTGAACAAATTGAAGTCCTTCAACGTTAATATCTTTGATTTTTTTTATTGTGTCAATCACAACCTTTGCAACGGTTTCTTGAGGTAATTCGCTTCTTGTAATTTGGTTTATCGTTTCAAACGATGGTGATGCTTCGTACTTTTTGAAATACTCTTTAATCATTTGTAAAATGATTTTGAAGTATTTGTTTTCAAAATAGGTTGGTTCAATAACATCAATAATAGAATGGGCGAACTCCTTATCAATGACAAGTTGGTTAAGTAATTGTAACTGAAATGTTTGTCCTAAATATTCAAAATTTTTCTCTGTCGCCATATATTTTATCTTTGATGTATTGATAAATATTACACATCCAAACTATAATTCATATAATCAAAACTTAATTTTTTTGTTGAAAAAATCTCGGTTAGGGATGTCAGAATGGGTTTTAATTTTGGTCGAAGATCGACTGTGTATCTAACTTTTGGAGGATAAACCTTCGCATCCATGTACCTTGAATAAAGAATGTTTTCACCATTTTTAATGGTTAATGTAAATTTTTCCGGTCCATCCAAAAATGAAGTTTCCATAATATCAGGGTTTTCAAAAATCTCATATTGATTATCCATCATATAAGTCGCAGTTCTAACTCTAAGATTCTCACGAAATTCTGTAATAAACTCCTCAATAAATTCATGCAGATCGATTGAATTTTTAGCCTTTGGGTTATAACCCCTGACGTTAAAAAATCTTTGGACAATAATGTTGTCATTGACCTTCAAAAGGAATTCAAGTTTTGTAATTTCTTGCTCTTTCATAATTTGTTTTTTTGGTTTTTGAATTTGATTTTTTCTTTTCTTGTTAATTTTAAAATGGGTCTTAAAAACTCAACCCAAGCGTTATCATTTTTTGGTAGATATTTAAACAAACCATCTTCCATCATCATTCGAATTAAGTTCTTATATCCACGACCATCAGGGTCTAATGTTTCTTTATAATAATCTTGGACGATTTGTTTTGCGTTATCAGTTATTAGTGGGTTAGATAAGTCAATTATCTTTTCATTTATTTGAAAATATTCTTCACCATATATACCATCCTTTGTTTTTCCTGTAAGTAAATTTTTAAGTGCGACATTTTCTTTATCTTCTTTTAAAAGTGTTTCTGCTTTTAATAAAATATCATTAAATGATATTGGATTTTCAAGTATTTCGGGAAATAATTTAACCAATGTTTTTTCTCCGAGTAATCTAATACCATCAATATTATCTGAAGTATCACCACATAAAATTTTGATTGTTTTAATGTTATAGTGGGGAAATTCTAATTCCTTATTTTTAATCATATCACCCATCTTATATGTTTTTTTTGCGTTGGGTGAATAAACTGACACCTTACCTGAAATAAGTTGTGTAAGATCCCTATCCCCTGAAAAGATGGTTATTTGTTCGTTTTCTGCTATTTGACAATAATATGATATAAGGTCGTCGGCTTCATTATTATTAACCTCAATTTGTCTTACAAACATTTCTTCCAAATATTGTTTGATTCTTTCTTTTTGTCTGTAAAAAGACTCCTTTTTTTGGTCAGTTTCCGTTGAGGTTCTTTGTTCTTTATATTTGGGGTATATTAATTTTCGTGCGGATGAATTTGAGTCACCGTCCCACATTACAACTACCTTATCAAAATTTTGTTCTTCTATGAATTTACGGAGGGTATTTAAAAAATGATAAATACCTCCGATGTGCTCACCTTTGTGGTAAAACTCTTTAACCCCATAGAATCCTATCTTGAGCAAATTATTTGCATCTACGAGTAATGTTTTAGTCACTTTGTTATTTTTTTAATTGTTCAACAATAATTTTGTTACTTTTTTTCAAATTATCTTCCGCCCATAAAGGTTGAAGATTTGTGTAATGACATAATTTATATAGTTCCTCTTCTGTTTTAGCGGATGATAAAGGAATTATGTGGTCTATGTGCCATTCATTTCTATTTTCCCAAGTCATACCACTTACAAATTGTTTTTCTAAATGTTCTTTTAATTCATAAGGAGAACAACCGACGATGTCAAATGTTTTGTTTTTTTTTGTAAATCCTTTTTTTGTGAGATACGAACATAACCGAGATCTCATTCCTGTTAATAGATTGTAAAATGAATTGTTTTTCTTTTTTATTTTTTCACTTTCATTTCGTTTAACCTTATTTTCACGTCTATGTGTTTGGATCTTTAACTTAATCAATTCTTTATTTTTTTCGTAATATTCTTTTTTTCTTTTCCTAACTTTATCACTATTTACATTTCTGTATTTTTTTTGATATTCCGAAATTTTATCCTTCACCTCAAAATAATGATTTTTGATTTTTGTTTTGTTATTATCCCTCCACTTTTTCTTTCTTAACAACACATTCTCACCATCGTATTTTTTTTCAATATTTTTCCTACACTCTCTGCAAAAATATCTATATCCGTCTTTAGATGATTTAAGTTTACCAAATTCACAAACACTTTTTTCTACATTACATTTAGAACAAACTTTAGTTTCCATTTTTAATATAATCTTTCAATAGTTTATTAACTAGGGAAGATAGATTTATAGATTTATCTTTAAAGTATTGAGGTAATTCCGGATCAACGGATACTCCTATTTTAACTTTTTTTTCAATTTCGTTTATTTTCTTTCTTCCCATATTAATAAATATCTACAAATTAGTAAAAAGTAGAATAATTATAACTTTTTTATTCGTCAATTTCAGATTCTTTTTCATCCAAAAGAATCTCACCAGTTCCCGAAAGTATTGCGTTCCAATAACTAGAGTATTGTTTCTTATATTGTTCTAATGCTTCTTTGGTATCACTAATATACCCTTGTGGTACGGCAATAATCTTACTATCTTTATATCCCAAACCATTTACGTGATTTTTAATAATGGATATTTTAGTTCTGATTGCGTAAGATACAGTTCTTCCGTTTTTAGTTGCGGTAATGTGATTAATGCCAGCTTTCTTTTGGTTTCCAAATAAGAATACCAAAGAAGATGCTAACCAAATTGCTTCGCCCCCCTTACTTTTAATTTCAGGTTGTCCGAAAGGATTATCGGGTAGATCAACCCAAGGTTGGTTAACCACAACCATAGTGTTATAATATGGGTAATCTTCTTTCTTTGACTTTGAAATTCTTGAGTGAATACCCATACCGATTTTATCGGCAAGTGCCGAGGCGTTATGCATCTTCCCACCTTTACCTTCAAATGTCATCTTACAAGGAATTGAACCAACAGAATCCCATAGGAATAATAAATTGTAAGGAATGTCCCCTTTTTCTTGATCGTCCAACATTTCATTAATGAAGTCAGTTGCTTGTTCAATATAGTCAAAACTATCATTAAATATGAAGTCTCCGTCCCATTCTCCATTACTATTTTTTTCCGCAACCAATCCCAATTCAATCGCGTGTTCCCAAGACCATTTCTTCTCTGTGATAATGAAAACAGGAATATGTCCTTTTCTCTGAGCGTCAGCCCCTGCCAAAATCATAGCGGTAGTTTTAGAAGAATTCGAGTGACCCAAAAACATATTGATACCACCCATAATTGGACCTGGTAATCCACAAGCCTCCATAAAGGCTTCACCACAATTATAATAACTTTCAGGTTTATATTTTGTTTTAGTCGAGAACTTATCTTTAATACTACTTAACCCGATTTCTTTTTTCTTTAAAGCCATATTAAATTTCGTATTTGTAAAATTGTTCCAAGTTTTCCAACTTGTCTTTTGCGTTGGCTCTTTTTTCAATTAACTTATCCATTTCTTCAATATGTTGCGGATGTTCTCCGATACCAACAGGATTCGTGAAATAAACAAGTAATGATGATTCAGCGTCCAACATCTCAAACTCATATTTAGTTTTAAGAGCTTGATACATTTTATTTTTTATTTTGTCCATTGTTTTTTTTTTAAAAAAAACTCTCAAGGACAAAATGTCTTTGAAAATGTCCTTGAGAGTTATAAGTTAATAATTAAAAAGGTAAATCCTCGTCAGGTGCGTCCATTAACTGTGGATCTTCAACTGAAGCGGAACCACCTACTGATGTTGTTCCAACTGATGAATCACCATAGACATATTTGCCAGCATCTGAATCCCAACGTGGAGTTTCACCACGAGCAATTGCTTCTAAATAATCTTCAGGTTTTTTTGAGTATACGTCAGCCCAAGTTAACTCATCTTCCAACCAAGATTTTGCGGTATCAGCATCTTCGTGAAGTGGTTGTGGGTCGTCGTACATAACCGCTTGAATAACGGTGTAAGGTTTTCCGTTGTTTGCCTTTGTTTTGGTAAGTTCCAATATCAGGTCACGTCCTTTTTCAGAATCGGTGATATCTCCTTTTGCTCTCCAAATAGGAATAATCTTGTCCAAGATACCTTCTTTTTTGTAATTGTGTTTAAATCTCCAAAATTTCGGACCATCTTGCTCAGCATCTCTATCAATTACCTTTACAATGTAAAATAACCTTGACCTATAAGAACTCGCAAGTTTTTTATCCGTTTCTTTACCCGTTGAACTAAGTTCCTCATAAAGCTCGTTAAGTGGGGAACGCTCGTTATCGTTTTTACCAGGATCGTAGAGTTTAACCCATTTTCCATCTACCTGAACTTCGTGATACCATACTTCTTTGAAGGGGGAGCTTCCATCAGGTGTTGGTAAAATACGAAGTCGTTTTTGTCCTTGATTTTCTTTATCGCCTAGAACGGCAGCGAAGTATTTTTTCATTCTCTCGTCTTGACTCATCTTTGAGCCTGAAGACGAACTTGACTTTTGTTGTTTTTCATACTGAGCCAAAACAGCATCCATTGCATTTGTCGCCATAAATTAAAATATTTGATTGTTAAATTGTTTAAGAAATATAAGTGTTTTAAATAGGTTGTCAAATAAAAAAAGGGTATGACAAGAAAAATCACACCCTTAAATTATAATCAATATTTTTATTTTAATTTTTAAAAATCCCTAACATTTCTGGCCATTCCCTAACATTTCGTAATGGTCTAACACCTCTAAATTCGTATGCTTGCTCCAACCAATCTTCCATAATTAACTGAACATCAGCATAGTTAAAGTTAAAAGACTTTTCCAATTTTGACCAAATATTACTATCACTTATCCGAACTATCTTATTTCTTTTGTTATATTCCATTAACACCCTATTTTTAGAATCAACATAAAATAATGAATCCGGATATTTTTTAATTTCTTTTGGTGTTAAATTTCCAAATGATTTTGTTAAATATAGCTTAACAACTCTAACTAATTTTGGTCTATCTATTATTATGTTCATTATTTAACCTCAACAGGTCTTTCATTACCAGGAAAATCTCTGAAACTGTCTTTAATTTCGGATGGAGAAAAATCTTTTACCTCATCAGTTGTTAAAATATATTCATTTTTACCTGATTTTTCCATTTCTTCTTCTTTATCTACGAAAAAATCTGAAAGTTTTTGATTATATGGTCCCGAATCCAAACTTCTCAATTCTAATTTTTCTTGCGCGGTCTTTGGTCTATATTTTTCAACTTTTGCTTCTAATGAATCAATTTTTGAAACCAACTTATCCATTTCTCCAAGTTTTGTTTGTAAATTTTCCAACTGTCCAAACAAATTATTAAAGTATTCTTCTTGCTTTGTTTCTATTGATTTTTGAGATGTAACCAAATCTGTAATATCTAATTCTTCTGTTGAATCTCCCTCTTCTGATTCCCCTTCAGCACCTACTTTTTCAACATCAGGATCTGTTTCTGGATTAATTGGTTCTGTGTCTGCCGGTGGAGCTGGAGGTACCGCACCTTCGGGTGCTGGTGGAGGTACTTCTCCCCCTAATGGTGGAGCGGCCGCCGCGGGATCTGCGGGCGGAGCGTCAGCCGGTGGTGGTGCGTCAATCACTTCTTGTTCATAGATATATCTATTTATTTGATTATATCTTCTTAGTTCCTCTAATATTTTTTTATCTACACTCATTTTTTTAACCATTTAATAATTGTTTAATACCTTTTGCAGTTTCAACCTGAATTTTTCTAGATTGATTTACGGTGTTATCAACTCTTTCAATAAGACCGTCTTTTATTCTAATGGTGTAACATTCACCACTATCAAGATCACAAACTTGTTTTGATCCATTACCTAAATCTTTTTCTGACACCCTTGTGGATTTACCAAGGTAATTGTCCAATATTTCTTTAACTGTGTTCATAATTTTTTTTATTTATAAATATCACCAAAAGATGAAAATCACAAATTTAAACTTTGAGCTAAAACAATTGCTTCTTTAATTATTGAAACATTATTTTTAGTAGTTTGATTATCTTTTATTTTATTATATGCCGATTCAACAGACGTAGTTGGGTATTGTAAATATATAAATTTATATATTTCTGATGCCAAATTATTTATGTCGGTAATTTGACTACCTGTTTTAATATCTTTACCGTTAGTAATATTTGTATTTACTTTATTTACCATATAATTTGCGACATATCTAACAGAATTTGTTGGGTTATCAAAAGATGCTAAAGTTACAGCATAGTCACCCACATTTATACAGTAATATTTCTTGTTCAGATAAGCATCAACTGAAGCTTGTGGGTAATTAATCTCTTTATTGTTTATATTCAAATTTAATGGTAAAAAGATGAAATTATTCTCATATGATGAGAATCCAACATCAGAGTAATTATAAAGATAAATTAAACTCCAAATAGTATAGTTCAACTTATTTTTTATAATTTGATTTATTGGTTTATTACTAACATTTAAACTGTTTGTAACCCCTGTTATAATATCTAACATTTCATTAACAGATTTTTTAGTTACGGATGGATTTGTAATATTTTCAAATTTTTCAAACTGCTTATTAACCTTACAAGAATCCGAATTAGATATTTTAACCTGATTTGAATTATTTTGTTGATTTTGTTTATCTTGTGCGGTTGTTTGTGATTTTTGTTGTTCTTTTATTTTTTCTTGTTTTGCCAAATCAAAAACATTATTCAAAAATGATGTCAAAATAGATTGTAAATATGTATCAGGATTTGGTAATGAGAAAATAGATTGTCTAACACCACCAAAACTAGTCTTAAAACTTCCGGCAGTAATATTATGGTTTACACTTAAAATCATATATGACCCTGAAAACATTGGTATATGTCTTAAATTAAAATACATCATCGGCTGTATCATCGCACATCCCATCATATCAATTGAACAACCGTAGCTTCTAGTCTTATACAAATTATATAATGATAAACTCTGAGTTGATGTAGTTCTTCCTCCTGCTTGATTAGCCATATCTGTTTGTATTTTAAGTGTCTCAGATGTTGGCTTTCCAGCGTCTTGACTAACGGATATATTCTCGAATACTCCTTGATTTTGGATTCCCATATCAACTGTAAAACCTACAACCCTATTTGTCTGACCCCAATTTGTTTTATTATTCAAATTATCGGCCAAGGTTGTTGCCGTATCTAATTTATTGAAGTAAATTCCATCATCATTATACGCATAGTTTGGCGTGTTTTGTTCTAAATGTTCTGAAGTTTTTCCTACATAAAAACAAACCATTTTCGGTCCTGAATTTCTATAATCAACATTTGGATGCGTTCCAAACATATCATTTGCAAACTGTAATGAATTCTCTATTTTTGGTATTGCATTTTTTATTGGATCTTGTACGTTATAAAAATTCACAAATGATGGTAAAGTCATAACTTGAAAATTATTCATTTGTAATATAGATTGAACATAATACAATAGGTTGCTTTTTTGATTAATATTTGATAATAAATTGTTAAGTTGCAATACATCAACTAAAACTATATCGCCTAAATCACGGCTTGCTCTATCTAAAAGTAATACATCCTCAAAAATTGTTTTATATTTTAAATCATAACCAGAAATCCACCTGTCATTTGTCGCTTTTAAAGATTCCCAAATTTCAGTTTTTCCAACTGCCCCGATTAACTCTGATGCGAAATCTTGTTGGGGGCTCATATTAACATTACCCAATTTAGATCTAATTTTAATCATTGTTGATTGTAAAACCAAATTTTGAAAATTATTATTTCTATTAATATATTCTAAGATATCTGATTGGAATTCAAATTTATTATAATTCGGATTCTCCAATTTTTGAGTTGCATATATTTTAATTAAAGGATATAATAGTTCTATATTTGTTGGTTCAAATTCAATATCGTTGTCAATAAAATAATCAAATATTGTTGATCCGCTGTCTGTATATTTTATACCTTCTATTTCAGAAAAACCAACATATGTTGTCAAAGCTTTCCATGCTTGTGGATAATTTACGGCCACAGAACTAATCGGAAATACTTTTGTTTTTGATGGTAACGCTAAAGGTGTGTTTGTAGCATAAGATCTTGGAATAAATGGATCGGCAACCGAATCAAATCCTAATGATCTTGACTGTGGGTTAGTAAAAGATAAGAAAATATTTTTATTATATTCTGATGGATTTCCGTATTTAAAAAGCACATCATATTCCATAAATGATTGTATTACCGATCTAAAATTATCGTATTGGAACGCTTTTACTTTATTAACATCCTTTGATAATTGTTTAATTGGTAGTTTCATCATTTCTATAAAAAGTAATTGGAAATTTTGAAATGTGTTATCTTTTGAGTTTGGAGTTACATCAAATTGAATCCTATCAATCGGTAAAAAATCATATCTTGAATTACACCAATTCAAAAATAATTGTTCAAATTGGTCTAATATTTCTCTTTTAAATGTTGGTAACAATTCATCAGTTTTTGTGTATCCTGACTGATTACCTGTTAATTCAAAATTATTTTGATTTGATGTGTTATTTAATATTTTTTTAAAATATTGATCGTAATCTGGTTTCGATATTTTAGAATTATCAAACCACCCATAATTAGGAGATAACCAAAAAGTTCTAACTGAACCGTTATACATTGATGGGTTATTAAACACTTCTTTTTTCAAATTAGGACTTTGCGTTGTTGAATCTATATTATCAAAGCATTCGTTTAAAGTTTGGTTAAAGTCATTACCGATAGAAGGGATTGCAAAAAAACTTGTGTCAGATCTATTATTTAATAAAACAGAATAAGAGTTAAATGTTAAAGTTCTTCCTGTCTGAGTCTGATCGAATCCGAAAGGTGCTGTAATTGTTGATGTTCTAAACACCGTAATACCTGAATTAATACCATTTTGAATATCGCTATCAGTATAACCAGAAACAAACGTTCGATAACCATTATAAAACACTGAAAAATCATTTATCACTTTCGGATAAAAACCAACATTCAAAGTAGATGATGTAAAAGTACCAATAGTATCGTTTACCTGTAAAATTATTCTTGTCTCACTTGTATTATTTTTTCCAGTAAATACATATGTTTTTGTGGCGGCAGAACTAACAGGATCATAATTATCCAAATAATTAAAATCTTTCCAAATATCATCTAATATATCTATATTATTTTCAACCTTCTTTTTATATCTGTGCCAAATTGATCCATATTTTAATATCCACGCATACGGTAATTTATGTAATGCTCCGAATTTTTTGAATGTTGCAAACAAATAATCTAATTCTTGAGTTTGATTAACACTATAATTTTTATAGGTTTCTCCTAATGTGGCTAGTGGTAAAGAATTTAAAAACAAATATCCGGCAGATACATATGGATAATTAACTGAATTCCTAAAATTAGCAACCCCTTTTTGTATTGCATTTACAAAATAAGGAGTGTTTAGCATTGAGGTTGTTTGCTCATTAATTAATGATGAGTCATAATTTGAATAAGATATTTTACCCTCAGTTGGTAACTGCGTTTGTTTTGAATTAACCCTATTTTGATAAAATGTTTTAAGCTCAGCAGTTGTTTGGTTACCAACTTTTAAACTTGGAGTAATTTGGTCTTTTAAATAGTTAAAGTATGTTAATGGTCTTTTGACTAAAAATGTAGTATCATCAACTGTAAAGTTTGTAATACCATTTATTATACTATTGAAACCTATAACTCTATCGGTTTTATTTGCCAGTGTGGGGTTTGAAATATTTAATCCGTTTGACAAGTTATCTTTTATCCATTTTGAATCATTAAATGGGTAAGTATCAATAAATTCATATGTATTATGTGTTGATGATTTTAAATAATTTTCAAAATTTTTTATATTCGGAATTGTCGAAGTAGCCCTACTTGCTTGGTTAATCTCGTTAAAAATAGGTTTATCGAATATTTTAAAATCATTTTCTGAAAATGATGTGATATATGGCGTAGAATAATATCCTCGTATATATCTCTGATATGATTCGCCTTCCCCTGAATTTGATATTGTTCTAAGTATCGGTCTTATTGTGGTTGGGTTAATATCATATTCTTTTAGTTTTTTTATCAAAAACACATTTGTATCTCCTAAAGAATTTAAAATGTTGAACGATTCGGTTTCACCTATAACATCAGTTATACTAAATTGTTCTGAATTTCCCCTTGTTAGTCGTGAATAATTTGTCGTAAAACCCATTCTTTCCCATAATTCGTAAAAATATTTAACCTCTTCTTTATTTAGATAAATCTGATTACTAACAGGATATTCGACTTCGTTAAATGAGATTCTATTTACAACAGTTAATTCAGTTTCTGTGGGGTCTGTAGCTGCGTTATTAGTGTCTCTATTCAAAAGACCATTTAATAATTCCTCAACAAATTCTATTTCAGGCCATTCATCAAATAAAAATCCTTGTGTGGTTTGTATAACATTAATATCACCAGGATAAGTAACGTCATAGGTTTTAATACCATTTTTTTCTGTTTCAACGATATATTGCGGCCACGGATAAACTAAATTATTATTTTTTGATAATAAAGGTTTATCAGAACTTTTACTCCCTTGTAATATTACATTTTTTCTAACTTCACTATCTCTTTTATTCCAAGCTTCCCTATGGACATCATCCATCAATCTTAAAAACGCTTCTCCGTTTGCAAAAAGTATAGCTAAAACATTTCTAATAGTCGGAACAAAACCTAATCCAGCTTTATTATTACTACCATTTTTTAACAAATCGTTTAATGCTTTACTTAACTTATCCAAAATCATATTACGTTTTTGAGAAAGTTCTTTTGTCATATCTGCATATAGTGAGGTAAAACTATTTTCACCATCTATTTTATAAAATTGTGGTACCGGTTTTGGTTTGTTAGGTTCTTGAGGTTGGGTGGAATTTTCGCTAGCCGTTGTTGCGAATAAAATTGAGGTGTCGGAATTAAATTTTGCAACCTCTGCCGCATTTTTTGGATCGTCATAACTTTTTTTGTACTGAGCTTCAAAAGTTTTTTTTAGATTTATTCCTCCTATGTTTATAACATCAACGTTTAACCAATCAGGTAGATCAGAACTAATTTTTGATATTTTAAATTTATTTGTAATTCTCGCATCTTCATATGGTTGATTTGAAATGGTGTATTTACCATTAACGCCACACAATGGGTTCTCATCTAATTGTTTATTAAATTCAATAATTTTTTTACGGAACTCACTTCTTGGTGTTTCCCTACTTTGTAACCCCAAAAATTCTTTTTTCAATAGATAAACTCTCTGTGAAGTTTCACCCACCAATATATATGGATTATTAACATCAACATATTTGTTAAATACCGAATCTGTGTATGTTTTTATTTCTTTAAAGTATTCATTCAAAATTTTGGAATAAGTTTCTAAATTTGTCAAAGGTGCCATGTTTTCTTGACCCCATTTTACCAAAACTTCTTTTATGAATGTGTCTAATTTTTTTTGTAATTGAGTTAATGTATATTCTGGTAGGTTTTCAGGTATTAATCCCTTCGCTTTATACTCATTGTACAATTCATTAATTTTTTGTTTTCCTAGTGTAACATTTCTTGTAATCACATTAGTATCTTCTACATTTGGATTTCCACTATTATTTTTAATTGACACAATATTTTTATACATGTTAGGAACGGCTAGTAAATAGCCCATTGCAACATCAGCTAACACTGTAAATTTATAAGTCATAAATGTAAGATCAATAACAAAGTTACCTGATTGATTATCAAATCTAGCATTAAAATTTTGAAGCATAAGTTGATATCTTACAGCTTTTCCATAATAACCTTTCAGGGTAAGATAAAAAGCCGGATATGGTAAGTTAAAAAATGCTGCGTAAGGTGATTTGTCTCCTAATTCAAAAAGAGCTCTTCCTCTTATATCCTCTAAGGTCATTGTAATTGTTGGCATAAACGAAGTATTAACTCTGAAGTTAATATTTGTTATTCCCAGTAGTGAAGATTCTATTACTTCGTCTGGATTTGTTTGACCAGATTGACCTGTAAAAAAATTTGTATAGTTATTATTTAAAAAATTACTATTTGTTGGTTTTAAAAAATTAATTTTGGCTAGCGAAACAGTTCTCAATTCGTTATTTTCAATACCTAAAACTAATTTTGATCTTGGAATTAAAGAGCATTCCAAGTTTGCATACATCACCAAATCTTCGTGATTTATCAGACGTTCCTTAGCCTTACCTTCTTGATCTATGATTTTGTTTGGATCTACGATGATAATATTTTGATAGTCAAATTCAACAAATATATTTTCGTTATCTGCCATAATAATAAAAATGGTTCTCTAAAGCGTTATTATAATCCTGTAATGAAGCTAACAAGGGAAATGGGATTGTCAATACTGTACCATCAGGTATTATAAATTCATTTCCACCAAATTGTGGATTTGCTTGTAAAATTAACCATCCAAAATATGGAGAATCGTAAAATTGTTGTGAAATCTTATCCAATCTTGTTTGACCTAGTTTGTAAATATAGTTCTTGTCTGTGGTTTTTAAAGGTATTTTAACAAAAGGAACTACAGTTTGATTACCATCAATTAAAAAATCATTATATCTATTATAATATTGTAATGCCATAATTAAAATATTTTACCATTAAATTTATTGTCTGTAGTTGGAACTGATTTATATAAATTTAAAAGTTCTGTTTTTGCACTATCAGGTGGTGTAGGTGTTGTACTGTAATTCGCAGTTCTACTTGTTGTTATTTTTCTGAAGTTAGCGTATTTCTCGTATTTGTTTTTATAATCCTTATTTGTTTTAATGAATTTATCAACAAAATCTATTAACTCCTTTTTCAAACCATTATATCTTTCATAGTAGGTTGATTGATATCTTAATTCACCATAAGTGGTAGGCGATAATCCTACAATTGAATTAAAAAAATCTTTAGGTGGTACAGGAGAATTGACTTCAACTCCCGCTATTTTATTACCTTCAGGAAATAAATAGTCACTTAATTTCTGTAGTAAATTAATATCAGTCATAGTTTTAGACATAATTGTGAAAAATTGTTCCTCTTCAGGATCAATAATCCAACTTGTTGTTTTGATAGACACACTCTCAAATGAACTCGGCTCATCAACAATACCGTTAGTTTCTAATAATGTAATAAAATTATCAGCGTCAGATCTAAAGTTTGATATGTCATCAACCACCCCAAACCATCCAGTAACACCAGTTGCTCCTGATACATTATAGACTATAGGACTACCATCAGTTTTTATTGAGCCATCATATTCAGAATAAATAAAATTAGCTTTATCGAAATTTTTGATAATATCATTTTGATTTTGATAAATTAATTGTAATTGTTGATTTAATTCTAAAAGAAAATCTCCTCTTAATTCAAGGTCTATATAATTTACTATGTTTTGTTTTAACTGTCTTAAAACAACATCAGTAAATCCTCTGTCTATAAAATCTTGAACTATTAAATTATTATCTGATAATATATCACTTAGAACTGTTCCGAATAACTTTGTAAAAAGTTGGTCTAAATTTTTTGGTATTCCATAAATATGAGTTTCTATCCCTCTAACAGTTCCTGTTGTATATTTTCTTTCACAATTTACATATTGCCAAACATAAAAGTTATAAGTTTCGGATACTGATTTTGATGTTTGAACCAAGGTATTGAAATAATTTTGTAATGAATCAATATTACTTTCCAAAAACCCTTTATAATCTATTGTACCGCTAAAATCAACACCATCACTATTTGTGGTAAGTATGGTTCCTATGGTAGTACCACCAGGATTTTGTTGCTGAGTTGTGGCATCTCTCACATCAGTTTTATTTTCTCTTTCTTCAATTGACTTTGCAATCAATGCGTCAAGTTCAGAAACATCTTCTGTTGGTGTTGATCTCTCATCAAAAATCTCAGTATTCGCATAATAATTAAATGATAAAGCATTTTGTAATTCTTCAATTGGCCTTGCTAAACCTTGTCCTCCTATAAAATCAAAACTTAATGTTACGTTAGCGATCATAGGTTGGATACCGATTCCTTCTCTATTCATATCTAAAACTAAAGGTTCATATGCAAACTGAATATTTCTTGGTATTATTTTTGAATTATAAAAATCACCTATTCTTAAAACTAATACAGGAGGTCTACCAAATGCGGTATTTATCGCATCGTTATAAATTGGCCGACCATCGGTACCGATTGTAGGTATTGTATCTCCAGGTCTTAAACATTGATTTAGAAAAGTTAATCGTGAATTTAAACCTTCTGGTGTTGTTGAGTGGAAAGCTGGATGAAAATACTTTAATTTTTCTTTTAATGAATTGTAGATGAAAGGAGATTCTTGCTCCATCGCTTGGAAGTAGTTACATTCACTTAATAACATTCTCAAAACCTTTTTAGATAACCCCGGTATCCTTTTAAATTCAGCGGCAGGGCTTGGCTTAATTGATTGTTTAGGTCCTGGAAGATTATTTGTTATTTCTTCTGTTGGTTCATTAGGTGGTGGTTTAGGAGGATCTGAAGCTGGAGCATTTATACTTTTTATTCTAACACTTCTACACGCCATTGAGTTGGTTACATAAATTGCTTGGTTGTCAGTTAATGTCACATTTCCTACTTTTGGTTTTGTAGTACAAGCGGCAACAGTTATTTTATCATTACCACCTCCTTGAGGTATAACATTTGTAGCTAATTCTCCTTTAGCCTCATAACTTATTTTAACTTTACCCTCATCAATAAATTTGGATATGTTTATTTCAGTTTGCCCGCTAGAAATTTTAAAACTTTTGAAGAATTCTTTAACCGATTCTACACGCCTTTCTGATAATTTTTGATTATAATCAACACTCGCAGAAGCAGAAGCCGAACCTTCCATTTGTATTTCTATAAACTTTACAGAATTTGTTGTCAGGGCCTCATATATAGTTAAAATCAATCCAGGATCTTGTGGTCCAGAAATTATTTGGTTATAATTGTTTGTTATTATATTATCAAAAAAAATCTCTACTGATGTGTTAGGTGTTTGTTTTGTTTTTTGTTTGTATATTTGTTTTTTTGATATATATTCAGAATATAAATCCGAATAGGGTTGAGTACTACCTATTTTTGGAATGTCATTATCAAAATAAAAACCTAAATTACCAAATCTTTCAAAATTATAAGATTTAGCTTCATTTTCTGAAATTTTTGTCGCATTTGTTGAATCAGTTGATAGAACTGGTATTGATTCGCTTATTAAATTTTGTTCTTCAGGTGTTGCCCTTTGTAATGATTCTTGTAAAAACTGAATGTCATTTAAACTAGCCGTGTTGAATTTAGCCGCTAATTCATATAAATCATAAGTTTGACAACCGGCAAAAAATGAATTAATAACCTCATCAGCATTTGAGTCTATTTCTTTTTCTAAGACTTTATCAACAATAAGATTCAAAACAGAAGGATGATCTACAACAATTTTCCAGCTTAATGTACCATTTCTACTTGTGTTCCTATAGGTATATACAGGTTCAGGTCTTCCTAAGAAATTTGTGTCTTGCCAATTAGCAGTTGAATTATCGTTGAATTTCAATTCGTATGGGGCAAACCACATTATTCTCCCACCATTAGGACCTCTTTCACATAATGGTAGGTCTTGAACATTAAATCCAGGTCTTTTTGAATCTTTCCAAGCTAAATTCTCAATTGAGAACATATATTTTTTTACGGTTGTTGTTCCAACCCATGAAGGTTTTTCATTTTGAGTTATTTTAGAAGGATAAATATTTAGATTATATGTGTTATTTAACACAGAATTATCAAATTTTCTACCGAAATTTACGATACCATCTGATTGTTGTAATCTATTGTTTGTTGCGTAAGGACTTGATTTTGTAAAAATTCTACAATATTCCTCACCGACAACCGCGCTTCCATTATTGTAAGTTACACTTTTAACTTGAGATCCTTTTGTAATTTTTTTGTAACCATCGTGAAATATGGTACTAGACTGATTAATCGCATTTCCAACATGTTTTAACCTTTGTTCTCCTTGTAATCTATCAGCCGAATCAATTAATCTTTGAGTTTCATCCAAAATTGAACCCGGCCTAAAATCAATACTTGTTGACCAAAACTGTTCATTACCTGATTTATACTTTGGAGACACCCAAATAATATTACCTTCCAAATTGTTTTGGTTGATATATGCCTTTGACGCCAAACCAAAACTAATTTTACCTTCATTACCTTCGTAATCTTTACCTAGTACATCAGGTCCATAAACTATAGATTGCGTCGCATTTCCAAATACATCAATCGGTACCGCATTTAAAGGTGAATTTGCAAAACTTGGATCTGATATTGATGATCCAACATAATATGCACCGGGCAGTTTTAAACCAAAATTATCTAATAAGTTATTAACACCAGTAGTTATTAAATTGCCAGCTAATCCACCAAGTAAACTATCTCCATACGCAGGTCTAAAAATGTTATAGGATATATTTGAAAACATAATATCCTTTTGACCATCGTTTGTACTTTCTAAAAGTATTTGACCAAAATTTATAACCCTTCTTGATGCACCATTAAATAAACCTCCTAAAATTGTGCTTCTTCCTGCTGCTAAGTTTATTATCTCACCTAAATTATCCGTGTTTCTTTTATTTAAACCATCTAAAAAAAGATCACCAGGAATTGGTGACGAACCAATATAACTTCCTTCTAACTTACTTAAAAAAGTGTCATTAACATCTGAAGTTGTAATTTGAAAATTAACAGAACTTTTACTTAAAATCTCTTGATTTGTAAAAAACGCATCGGTACTTAAAAGTTGAGTTTTTAAAACTTGTGACCCAATTTTCGCCAAATATGAGTCTTGAGATAACGAACCGTTATTACCATTTGGATTACTCTTTGTTAATATCTCATATGCAGTATATGTTGATGGTATTAATGTTGAGTTTGCATTTGTGTTTTTTATAACTGGCGGAAATCCAAAATTTTCTAAAGAAAAAAGCACTTCCGATGCCGATAAATTTGGATTTGATTGTTGATACTGAGCGCTCGGTTGTGGTGGATCATTGAAACCTACCATGTTATATGGTTTCAAATTTTTAACAATTAATTCTTTTCTGAATGTCTCAGACGAAGCAAAAGATAGCTGACTTTCTGTGTTGCTTTGATTAACAGGACCGGCTTGCTGTGCTTGATATAGTAAAGATTGTACAGGCATTCAATATTTTTTATATAAATAGATTGAATGTTATTTTTTGTTATGCAGTTGTTTGATATTCACCAACATTATTACCCGTTAAATTGTAATTATTTTTCATATTTTTTTGTTCTTGGATTAACGCAGCAATTGTTTGAGGTTGTTTTAAGACCTTTGACATCACATCAGTAATATATGCAGTATCAACACCAGGAGGTGCATCCACTTTAATATTAAAATCTATAGTATGGTTGTGAGTAAATTCTCCTTTTTTTGTTTCGGTGCTCTGCGAATACTCTTTTATTTTTTGATCAAATGTGTTTGTTACAGATTTTAATTCAGTAATAGGATTTTGTGTATTAATATTTTTTAATATATCATCGGTTAAAGGACTTTCCAATGAATTAGGTGTAAAATTATTAGAACCTAAACTTATTTTGGGTATTTTTATTGAATCTTCTTCTTTTTTTGCAATTTGACCATTAAATAAATTTTGAGATTTTTCATCAAAGCTTTTAAATAAATCTGCAAATCCTGACATTTGTTTATCAATGTCTATTTCAATGTTACCTAATGATTTATCTTCTTTAAATAAATTTTCATTTGATGAATTAGTTATATTTGTTGTTGATAAATCTTTATTTTCTGTAATTTGATTAGATAGATTTTTAAAATTATTCTCTGAATTTGTTAGTGAAGTTGTATTTGGTTTATTATTTTGCAATAAAATACCAATCAGAGAATTAAAGTCATAATCAGTACCGCCAATTAATCTTTTATTTTCTATTGGTTGTTTGACATTTAAATTTGAGGCCACTGGTGCGGTTGTGATATTATCCTCTTTTTTAGTGTTATCTACTTTATTGAAAGTTAAACCTGGTGTGACATAAGGGATATTTAAACCGAACTTACTACTTTTTTGATCCGACGAAAAAGGATCGCTCAAAAGATTTTGCGAGTTATTTTGATTAACTAAACTTGAGAATTGACTATAATTATCAGTCGTTTTTAGCGATGAGTATTGATTTAAGTTATTACTAAATTCTGTTAAATTATTATTTGTATTTTGGGTATTATTTAATGCGGTATTTAATGTACTATCAAATTTTCTTAGGAAAGTTGAATCAAAAGGTAATGTATTAATTAATTTATCATCATTTTTAGTCTTAGCATTTTCGGCAAAATTTAATGGTGTGTTTTCTGTACTTTTACTTCCAACTGATTTATCTTTTAAAGTTAAATCAGAAATATCTAACTTTGTTGGTTTTTCTGATGTTTTTATCAAATCAGCAAAACCTGTTTTTGACACATCCACCAATTCTTGTAACTTAGTTATAGTCTCTTCTTTTGTTCTTATATTTGCAGTCAAATCAGATTGTTGGCTTACGTTGCTAAATGTGGATTGGTTTTGAGTTGTTTGTGCCAAATTAGTGTTTAGTGTATTACCAGCATTTACAACAGAAGAAGTATTTGTGACTGTATTTGGAATTTGAATCGCTTGGCTTGTTTGCTCAGCACTTTGTCTTTGATTACGTAATTTTTCTACGAAGTCAAATATAGCGAACGGTTCTTTTGGTGATTCTGGCTTAGTTTCATCTAAAGAAGCTGTGGCAATTGAATTGGTATTGTCCTTTACTAATACCGAATTCTTAAGATCAGTACCTATTTTAGTTATACCATCTTTTGATATATTATACAATTTTTCAAGTTTATCAAAAAATTCTTCACCTAAAATTTTTGAATATTTTTCGTCCAATGCTTTACCTTGTTCTTCTAGTTGTTTTTCGGAGAATTTTCCACTAGATATATTTTTAAAAAAATTCATTAAATCGGAAATCCCTACATCACTTAATTCTCGTATTTTTTTTGAATCAATAGATTTTAATAATTCAGCGGCAAGATCATTTTTAAATTCATTAAGTGATTCTATCCCCTTCCTAACCGGTCTAGCCATAGAAATTCCACCTCTAACAGATGATGCAATTGACTCTAATTCGTTTAAGGATCTTTTTTGTATGTTTAATTGGTCTTTAGCCGTCTCCTCAATTGTTTTATTTGCATCTTTATTTTGTTCTGCTAAACTTTTTAGATCTTCGTCTGTTAATTTTTCAATTTCTTTTCTATCATAAATCCCTAAACCTTCACCTTTATCATCTCTTCGTTCAACAGAAATCATATATTTACCATCCTTCATTTCTGATAGATTTGCTATCATTTCTTTTTGATCTTCGGTCAAATCGGTTTTAAGAGTTGGAAATCTAATTTTACTCATCTTGTCCGCAAGTTCTGAACTACCTAAAGCCATCTTAGCTAATTCGTCGGCAGTTAATCCAAGTACTTTACCTATTTCTCTTAATTCACGTTTAGCACCTGGTAATATTTCAAATTTTTGATTTTGTTCATTAAAATACGTGAATCTTTTTGACATTTCGGTGACCTGTTTCATGAGCTCTTCTGGATTGTTCTGACCTAAATCCATAAGTTTCAGAGGGTCTAATAAATCACCAGTTGCAACACCTAATCTTTGTAACGACGCAGCCAAATCAACGGCCTTTTCGGGGTCAAACAAATCTTCGGCCAATGTAAATATTTTAGTCATGTCAATGTTAAACAATGCGGCCTTTGCCGACATTCTAGTTAAACCCTCAATTCCATTTGCAAAATTAAATGTGCTAAGCTTACCTAAATTTTGAACAACTAAATCACTAACCGCTTTAGTATTCACCCCCAACGCTCTTGTAGTGTTGATAACTT